TAACGCCATGCTCCGGCGAACATGCTGTGTTTGTTCCATGGGTGATGGTCAAGTACATTGACTATAAAGCTTATGGAAACAAGGAAGAAAACGAATAATAGCCAACTGATGAGCTGAGAAGGCTCTTATTTTATGCCTATTTTTATTGGAAAGGTGGTGAAAAGAATGGCAAACGGAAAGAACCTCGACAAAGCGATGCCATGCAAAAGCTCGTTCGTTTACGGCACTTCTGGCGAAACCAGTAAGTCCGCGACTAAGATCCAAAAAGGCGGCGATCTGAGAGCTAAGAAAAGCCTTAACAACGGAAAATAGCTTCATTCTCAACTAGGGCGGCAATACCAGCCGTCCTTTTCCTATGCCTAGTAGTGGCGGTAACGCTCACCTAACGAGTGATAACGGCGGCAGCTGACAATACGCAGGAGGTAGACACATGAAACTATTTAACTTGAATTTACGTCCGTTTATGGATGAATTGGACAGCGGTGGAGGTGGAGGGGAACCCGCACCCTCAAGCAATGAGCTAGTAAACACAGAACCAACAGGAGAACCAAACAGTGGCGCAGCTGACCCGGGAACTGGTACTGACCCCGCCAGTCAGAAAGCGGTACAAACTCCTGAACAAAACGCAGCCTTTGCCGAGTTAAGGCGCAGTAAGGAAGCGGCTGAACGACGAGCTAGTGAAGTCGATAATCAGCGTAGACGCGACAATGAGGCTGCTAGAAAGTACGGAAAAGACTACAACATCTACTCCGATGCTGACGTAGCTGCTCAATATGGTAGGTCGCACGGACTTAATACGGTGGAAGAGTTTGAGGCTGCATTACAAAAGCAAACGCAAGATGAGGCATACAGGGCTAAGGGCATTGACCCCGACCTAGTTAACCAGATTGTCGCCAATCATCCAGACATTAAGGCAGCAAGAATTCAGCAAGGACAATCACTTGTTAATTCCGAGATTAAAGAGTTGGCGACTGAGTACCCGGATCTCAAGGTAAAAACCTTGGCCGATATGCAAGCGTTACCGAACTTCGAGGCTATTAAAGCGAAGGCGTACAAAGGGATGACCCTTTTAGAAGCTTATGAGGCTGTTAACCGCGCCGAGATTCGCCAGAAGGCTAAGGAAGAAGGGGCGCAGGGGGCTATTCGTAATATCGGGAGCAAGGCGCATTTGGGGACTGAGAAAAGTGGGAATCAACAGCAGGGGAAAGAGGTTGAAGTCTCTGCTGAAAAGATGCGCGTTTGGAGGGCTATGGGATACACGGAAGCAGAGGCCCGTAAGAAAGAAGCTAAGTATTTAAAGAAATAAGGAGAGTGTGAACCATGGCGTTAAAAATTATCGGTAGCATCCTTGGGAACTACCACGGCAAGTTTGTTGATGACATTTACATGACGGATTCTGAGGCTGCAGTTGTTGGACAAGGGTATTATCTCGCAAGCCAGCGATGGACAAAATCGGCAACAACTGCCGCGATTGAGGCTGTTTGTATTAAGGCTGCTACTGCTGGGACTGATGTTTTGGCCGTTATGGAGTTGGTTAAGCCGGGGGATATCATCGAGGCTGATTATACCGGTACTGCTGATGCGGCGTTTTTGCCGGGGTTGAAGTTAGCTGTGCTGGATGCCAATGGGGCTAATGTGGCTTCGGCGACAGTGAGTGGTGGGCACTTGCGGATTCTGACTAAGGACGCCACCAATTTGAAAGTTCAAGTGATTGCCAGCAAGAACATTTGCCAGGCTTAATTTTGAGAAAGATAGAGGTGTAGTGTAATGGGTGTATTAATGCAGTCTAGTGGTAATTTTCAGAAATTGGTTGGGCTCTATGAAGTACCCTTGATGGAATTCTGGCAGGATAAGTATGCTGATGCTATCAAGGATTCGATGATCCCGATTTTATTCGACGAAGTAACGTCCGATAATGCTGCGGAGGCTATCAGTGAGATGGTGGGTGCGCCAGAGTTTAAGCAGTGGAACGGTGAGTTCACGTATGGAGATATGAAGGAAGGCAACACAAAACAGTGGGTTCCCATCATTTTCCAGGCTGGCATGGCGTATGACCGTTTCTTGCTTTCTAACGCAAAGCTTGTAAACCTAAAGACCGACCAAGGCAAATTTGCATTGGCCGCTGCAAGATTGAGAGAGAATTCTTGCGCTGGAATTTTCTCGTATGCCGACCAGGCGAGTTATTCCATTAATGGGACAAATTTGAACTGGACGAACGTGGCCGATGGATTGCCGCTGGCCTCAAATAGTCACACTTCTGCTAATTATGCGTCTACTCAAGACAATCTCGAAGCATTGGAACTCAACGAGGCTAATCTAGAATTGTTGTGCCAAAAAATGTTTGACACAAAAGACGAGAATGGTAACGATGCGAACCTACAGCCTTCGACGTTGGTGGTCCCTACCGCACTTCGCCAAAAAGCCATCGAACTAATTGGAGGCATGGGCAAGGTGGATACCGCTGATAATAATCCTAATATTTTCAACGGGTCCATGCGCCTGGTGGTGTGGAAAAATTATCGCAAACAAGCCAGTAAATCTGGTCAACCGTGGTGTGTTCTTGATGAGCAAGCTGCTAAGGAAAGTATGAAGCTAATAAATCGCCTTGAAAGCGGAGATCAATATGATATCGTGTCGTTCAAAAACGAAGAAACGCAGACATGGAAAGTTGGTTCCGTTATGTGGTTTAGCGCTGGCAGCTTCGATTATAGACCATTTCAGTTTTCCATCCCTTCGTAAATATGAACGATTAGCCTAGCAAAGTGAATCGAAAAAGAGAGGGTTGCTGAATTAACAGTTACTCTCTCTTTTGGCTAGTAAATCCTCCATTGCCTCGTCAAGCAACTTGGAAATAGGAATTTTAGTTTTATCCGAGAATGCCTTTAGTCTTGACCATAATTCCTTATCAACTGAATTTGATATAGGTATCCTGTTTTTTAACCCTCTCTTGGTATCCAAAATATATCACTCCTTTTTTTCATATTATATCAAGAAACTACTTGTAGTTCAAGTATGTATTTGGTATAATAATATTGTAGAAGCAAGTAACTACAATAAGGGGGGATGATGGAATTGGAAACCAAAGCATGCATTAGGTGTGGCAAGGAACTACCAGCTACAACAGATTACTTTTTCCAGCAAAAAATTGGAGTCTTGAGATCTAGATGCAAGGAATGCTTTGGGAAAAAATATACTCGCAAGTTAGAAATTAAAGACGGGTATAGAGTTTGCAAAAAGTGCGATAAAGAATTACCGGAAACGGAAGAATACTTTACCTTGCGAAAGGATGTAACTAATCCATGTTTTAGGGGAACTTGTAATGAATGCAGACGGGCTGAACGTTCCAAGCATTGGGTAGACAACAAGGAAGAGTTAAGCGCAAATAATCACACGTATTATATTAAAAACAGAGATGTGATTTTAGCTAGAGACAAGCAATGCCGATTAGAAAACCCTGGCAAATATAAGTTAAGAAACAAAATCAGTTGGTTAAAATTTAAGGAAAAGCGCAAGGCGGAAAACAAACGATGGCGGGAAGAGAATAGGGAGGGTCAAAAGAAATATCGCGAAGATAACGCCGATCGATACAGAATACATTATAGGGAGTACTACAGAACTCCTAAGGGTAGGGCGTCAATCATTAATAGTTCCCAAAAAAGGAGAGCATTAAAGAAAAGTACAATTGCAACCCTTACTACGGAACAATGGCAAGAGTCGCTAGATTTCTTTGGAAATAGTTGTGCATACTGCGAAAAGGTAGTTACAGGGCTCCAGCAAGAACACGTTATACCCGTTGACCTAAAAGGTGGTTATACTAGAACGAATATAATACCAGCTTGTCAGTCTTGCAATTCTAGTAAGCAAAAGAGAACTCTTGAAGTCTGGTATCCAAAGCAACCCTTCTTCACTCCCGAACGCCTAGCTAAAATCCACAAATGGATTGGCTTCAACACAAAATCAAATACCCAACAACTAGCACTCTACTAAAGGGTGCTTTTCCAATTTAATGCGGTTCAATACCGTGGGAGTTAACACTCCTATTAAATTTAAGGAGGCAAAATCATGGGAAAAACTCATTTCGATCAAGTATCCGGTATTAACGGTGTATTCCAAGGTCCATCCGGCTACGAAAGCCAAATCTTCGGTAACATAGTCGCCGGTAATCGCTACTATGTAGATGTAAACTTCGGCGTAGACACAAACAATGGTTCAAGTTGGGAACGTCCCTTCAAAACACTTGCGGCCGCAATAGTAGCCAGCAACGCCAACATAGCCCTAAACTCAAAAGGCTGGGCAGCTAGAAATCAGATCTATTACAAAGGTGACAACAACGAAGCGGCAGCAGAAACCCTTATCACACTGCCTAACAAATGCGACGTTATCGGCGTGGGCTCCTACGACCACAGACCCACACCCATGATGATCGGCAACCACGTAATCGGTGCAGGTGCCTATATGGGATGCCGATTCTTCAACATGGGCTTTATGTCACCGGCGGCAGGCGGGGTTATCTTCACTGTCCCAACAACTACCTCC